GGGTAAAGCGTTACCCCTCTACAGACAAATTTGAGTCAAAGTGTTTTCTGAACGCACTTGACTATTTGTGGACTAATCCAAATTGACCATTTGACGCATCTTCCGACTATGGAAGCGTGCTAACGTCTCTTCAGATATCGCATCTGCGATTATTTGCTGATGTCGAATTGTTTCAGGTTCAGCTATGATGTCTTGGTCCCCTTTATAAAAATCAATAAAGTGCCATTCTTCAACCTTAGGTTCATAACAAGCTGGCCAAACATTGATAGCATTGGCCTGCAGAGCTTGGGGTAGCAAGATTTGGAACCATTCTGACGGGAATATGTCATCGTCCAAACAACGCTCAATTATAAGCTGGGCATTAACCGAAACACCAAATTTCCTAGCATAGTCAATCCTAGTACCAGGTAATATAGGCTGTTCCGTATACGCGATGTTGCCACCCGGCAACAAGTACCTCAGATTGTAGCTGTCACTCATGAGTCTCTTAATACCTGCAGTAGCATCAATGTGTTTGTATTTCCTTTTAACATATCTGGACAAGGCTGCAATTATAGGGCTAGCGGGTGCTAGCGCTAAATAGGACATGGCTTTGGCTTTGAGCAAACCTCGTCGTGTTGAAGTGGTAGCATTCACATATTGCATAGACCCAACGTTGAATTTCATCATAACGCGAACAGGATCCAACATAACTTGATTCTCGGTGGAAACATATAATTGGCAAAACGCAGCATCCGCCAAATTGTCGTGGCACGTCACTTTGCTTTTGAACCCTAACTTTGTACTAACGAACTCAAGTTCGGCTGGCCAGAGCGTGGACGGATGGCAACCTTGCATGTCGTCGCCATCAACACACAATGTGTCCATCTGCATATTAGTTAAGATGCGCGCCTTCTTTTCAGCTACCGTTAGCTGATTCCACTTAGGTGCATTGCAGCGTGCACCAGCTAGCACACAGATCGTGTAATTAATTAATGCTGCACCCAAACCTGTTTGTGACTCACCTGAAAACCGAATTCCCCTACCTGCAGCTTGAACACCATTACAACGCCGTATTTTCCCCATCTGAAAGTAGGAAAATACATCACCTGCGTGCTCAGCCTCAACACCGCCCAACATCTTAATGAAAAACCAGGTCTCGATCGTTCGTAAGATCTCCGTTACCGATTGTTCGAAGCTTGAAAAATCATTACATATGATTAAATAACATAATGAACGAATGTAAGTGAATCTGTCAATCTTCTGCTGCTGATTTAAGCCTTTTGTAAAAGCCTTAATATGGTGAGCGATGTGACTTTCAAGTTGACTGATATAATAACCGACCAATATCAAAATCAGATCAGGCATAGGCATGATAAGTCGTGGGTTCTTAATTTCAGCAAGAGTCTCGCGCTTTACGAAAGCACCTATCTTGCGGATACTCACGAATTCAGTTATTACGTCTTCTGGTATATGCGCCCATTCCTGGAGTTTATTTGTTTTCCAGGCTTGGGTTTGGTTACAACTGTTGATCCATTCCACACCTAAGTCCTTAGTAATTGGAACGACGTCGGCGACCCCGATAAACTCGATCAGGGTATCAAACACCAGTTCAATTTCATCCGCCATTTCCAAATCTACCTCGGGCATAGCAGACAGTTGCCTATGAGCGAAACCCATGGCTACTGCAATTGGGCTAATACCAAAACTGGGTCCCACGCAATAGCTTACGTTGCCAAAAATTTCATTGTCAAGTATACAATCGGTGGCGCGTAACTTGGGTGGAACGGGGTCAAATGCTAGAACTGCACCAGTTCTGAAACCTAAGGCTAAACCATTGTTGCCTTCAGCCAACATTGGGCTTATCGCAGGTGCATAAACAACTCTTGGTACATCTGGGGCTGGTTGATGGCGGATCACACTTCGATCGATGACATCATTCAGAAAGAAAATGAGCGCAGTGGTATCATCGAGTAAGTGTCGCAAGACATTGTCAGGGCTGCTGCCAAAATTACTCAACTTATTCAAAGCGTGGTCAATGGTTGCACGAGGATTATAGTGCAACAATTTCACAACATTAGATAATGCATGTACTTCAACAACAGTACAACAAAACCGTGTTTTCTTAGACAACATGAGAACACTCTCGGCTTCATGACCATACAACAGGTGAGTACACTCAATCCTAACGTACTTCTCAGGATAAATAATCTTGGCATTGACATTGTCAGTTGCGCGTGTGCCTTCTGGGATTATTTCTTCAAAGAACTTATACCGCCGCTTTAACATGGGCAGCCTAATCAAAGCAAGTATGAGCCTCACAACGCTTATCAATAAATAGAAATAAGCGGCATAAATGCTCTTTATGGACAACCAAGTCGCCAAGCGCACGTACCAAGCAATATAATTCAAACCAACCAGCCGGTCGAAAATGACGGCCACCTCCACCATTAGAAATATGAAATAGCACAATATGTACAATATGCAATACAAAATTGGCTTCCAATTGTGTGCATTAAAAACATCAAGCTCATGTTCAGTTTCAAAGACCGTACCGTACAACTCTGTGAAGTCCTCGATGTCTAACTGCAACTGCGGGTCATGATCAAGGCCAGCTGCATACATCCCTTCGGAAATGGCCTCATCTAATTTCCTACCGCGCACTGGCACTGGTTCGGACGTCGGTTCAGTGCTGCCCGGCGTAGCTTTAGTATCAGCAGATTTTGACTCGCCTGAGACATGTGGTTCAGGCAAAGGGTCATGTGAGAACTTGCAGCGTTTTCTGTTGCAACCTTTGCCAAAGAAATCACGGCATGGTTGCGCGGATGCCAAATCGATGGCCCTATCCGCAATTCGTTGGCCATTAAGGCGCTCAACTACCTTAAGAACAGATTGTAACTGAGCATTGGCCCGCAAGGCGGCCTTCTCTGCTGGGCCTAAACGGGCATTGCCTTTTCCGTGCCCTTTATTGGGTCGTGGGCCATCCCCTTTCGAATTACCAGAACCCAAAAGCCCAATAGCAACCTGACTCTCGCGTCCGTCAGAGGACTGATCGGTTTCTGAATCCGAATCAGACGGCGGCCAGTCAAGTGTTCGTGTCTGCATAATTGGCCTCGAGTGTGCCTTCTGCCAGCTCTGAGCCTTTTCCTTCTTGGCAAGATCTAGTTTGTCACCGGTGTCCACTCGATACCGCGGTTTCCTAGATTTCACTTTCAACCACTCCTTGTGTTTCTCATTTTTCCGCGCGGCTCGCGCTTGAGTAACAGTTACAATCTCGGTCGCGGTTGGGTTAACCCAGAAATTGGGCCGTTCAAGTTCCGATGGGCGGAACTTAGGATTGTTGATTTTTACGGTCATAGGCTGAACAATCCTCTTTCGTCCTCCAGGACTGGACGAGGAACCAACACCAAGGGTGCTTGGTGTCGATTGTGGCCCCTTTTTAAGGGACGAATGGTGTAATTTTACGCGGCTGTTGGGATCCACCGACACCCCAACCCCCGAAATTTCATTCTCTGAAATTTGTTTGGCGTCACTATCACTAGTGATTGGCCCCCCTTTCCCTTGATGTTCAACATTTTTGGCTATCCGGTTGCCACCCAGCGTTGAGACATTAGTTTTAATCATGGTTGTGTTCGATTGAAAGGGTTGAGTTTCCCCATATCGCTTGGGGTTGCGGCAACTAACGTGTTGCGCCCGTTCGACCATTGAAATAACAGTCTACCAATTAGAGGCTTGGTGAGCCCTTATGTTTTTGGTGTTTTTAACAACCTCACCGATCACCAATTAGTGGCCCGGTTAATTACTCCATCTATTCACCTCTCGATGAATATTCCACTTCATGGTTGACCATGCGAGTATGTTTACCCCTAAAATGACCTGTACAGAGAGGGGTGAGTTGTATCTGCTACCAACAAAAATAAATATATACAGAGGGTAGCAGTGCGGCCGAAATGATCACAACCTCAAGTCGGTATTGTGGAATTTATAACGCACCCCGCAAGGGTGCACGCGAACATACAGCGGACAGCGGCTGACCGGCGTGGTAACCGACCCACGCCGTAATGTGTGGAATTTGTAACGCGCCCCACGCAGGCGCAAGCTAAATGTGTCAACGAAAACCCAATACGGCAATTACCACATGCCTAACGCCGGTTGGCTTTAGCAGCTTTAATCCGATTCTTCACGTTGGCGGCGGTAATCTTGCGTGCGACTTGCGCAGCTTCTTTCTTGTTCTCATCAATGACCGTTTTCTTGACTGCTTTAGTAATCTTTTTAACCTTCTTGTCGAAAAGGTCATCTGGCATCATATTACTAATGGCATTCGCAATGATACCAACCTCAGGCTGACCGAAGGCGTTACCAATCAGCCCCGCTCCTGCAGCTATGGGGCGGCGGAGATCATAGATGGTTTTCCCAGTCTTTTTAAGGACGTTGAGAATCCGATCAAGATGCGTCGGGTTACTTACAACATAGGGGAAATGCGCCAGTGCATCTAGCGCCCCAAACATTTGTTGGTAATTAGACGGGGTAACAGTCATATTGTACAACGTAGATTCTGTTTGGGCCTCGAAGTTAGTAGTGCAAATAACGCGTACATCAGCACTAGTTGTCTGAGTGATATAAACAGCTAGATAAGGCTTGTCGAAGTCGAGTGGGGTCAAAATCTCCCCCCAACGTGTGGCCATCTCAAGGGACTGAGGCCGGTACACTGAATACAACCCTTCCTGGATTGGGCTGGTGTAAGACCGCTGTTTACTGTTGATGAGATTGTTCTTGGTACCAAAAGTGGCGATGCCTGAACTGGCATCAGCCCAAGAACAACCATCAAGAACAACGTAAGCAGCCAGCTGCCCAGCTGCAGTGGTCGGTCCCACATATGAAATGAGCGTCGACTGAGCAGTTGTGCGAATCTTATGAAAATCATTGCTCATGTCTTGGATATCAGGGCAAGATACCCACGATCCCGGCATGAGACTACGAATCACTCGCTCACTAATAATGGTTGTACCAACAATAATTTTGCAATCAATAGAGGCAACATGGATGTGATTACCAGCACCCAAATTATTAACAAGGTCAAAATCAATCCAATAAGTGGTGGCGGGCATAGCCAATACAGCATTCAAACCCGCTGGAGATGTCTGCAAGTAAAAATGCGTGCCGATAAATGAACCAAAAACCATGGAACCTGAGCCGAGTGAAACCATATTATCATCATAGTATGTAAACTTCAAGCTTAAGTTAGCAGGTAAATAGACCAACAAGGCCGTCACTTCAATGTCAAAAAAATATGAGAAATCGGTTGTGGACGCACCCGTGCTAGGCGCGGTTGACACATAACGTTTGCTCAAGTCCGCAATACCAGCATAAGGCACAACACTGGGATTAGCGACATTTTGAAAAGGCGCAGCAGGCATATGCCAGGTTGCACCAGCAGCAATAACATTGTTGGATGGTAGCGGAACTTTGCCGCTGTCGAGCAACCTCTGTTGCCATGCAAAATTGGACACAATCACACCAGGGGTGATCGCATCAGTTGGGTTAGTGGGCGAGGTAAATCTAAAACTCGCACCTTGATAAGTGCCTACAGGAAAGAACTTACCACCATAGCCCAAATAATTCAAAGGGCCAGGATACACAACCAACAAAGTGCTGTTAGAAGCAGTGGCCCCCAACGTTACCAAATTTCGTTGTGTAACCTTGACAGTGGGGCAGCTGAATGAATCAGGGACCCCAGCCAAGGAACTTGCAGGGTCTAACAAACCATGCAAGTATGAATTGTCATTAACATTTAAGCCGTTAAATGACTCCGGCTTTGCTCTACGAATGTATTCAATAGAAATCTAAAATAGGACGATCAGCCCGATTAAACGTGATCGAACATTTGGTGAGCCACCCATAGGGTTTAAGGCACCGGCGAACCTTCCCGGTCCTGGTTCACGCACCAGGTACACCAAGCCTGGATTGTATCCAGGCCAGAGCGCAGAGAACTGCGACTGGACCACACCCGCCTCGAGCTGATCCAACACCCCCCTTGCGCAAGGGGTTAGCAACAGGGGTTATCCAAACCCCCCTTTACGCGACCCCTATAGGCTTCGGGGGAAAACACCAAATATCGCG